CGTGGTCGTCGCCGTCTTCGAGACGGAGGACGCGACGGTGGTGGGCACCGCGACCGACGAAGACCCCGCGTCGCCGTGGAGCATCGCCAACTACGGCAGGCGCAAGGCCGCCGCGTACACGTTCCACAACGGAGCCACGCAGGCCGAGGCCGACGCAAAGGCCAAGGAGCTGCTGGACGGCACGCGCTCCATCGTCCACCGCGTCACTATCAAGCACGTATGGTGCGGCGCCCGCACGGGCGACGTCGTGGCCGTCTCGTGGCCGTCCGTCGGCATCTCCGGCAAGTTCGCCATCCGCCGGCAGACCATCGAGGTCGGAACGGGCGGCTGCATCACGACTTCCGAGCTAAGGAGGTTCGAGCGTGTCTAACGTAAGCGACTCCGCGCAGCGCATAGCCGACGTGCTGGCACCGACCGCGGCCGACCCGACCGCGAAGTGGCGGTGGGGCACCGTCTCGCAGGCCAACTCCGACGGCACGATGGACGTCACGATCGCCAACGCGACCGTGGCAGTCCCCGCCGCGGCGCACGTCATGGGCGCCCATGCGGGCGACCGCGTGCGCGTCATGTACAGCGGTACCGACGCCGTCGTGGACGCAATCGCGGCGGGCGACACGGTAAGGACGCCCGCGGGCGGCTCCTACTCGATTGTAAGCGGTCGGGGCATCAGCGGGACGGGCTACAAGGACTACACGTTCTCGTTCGGGCCGTTCGACGTCGCCCCGGCTTCCGTGGTCGCGTGCCTCGCGGGCGGCTCGGAGGCTGGCGAGATGGGCAGTATCAGCGTAGGCGTGCTGTCGTGGACGGAGAGCGAATGCACCGTGCGCCTGTGGGCTAACGGTGTGACGAGCTCGCGCAACCCGACCATCCGCTGGATTGCTCTTTAGGAGGGCAGATGATCAAGATAACCGACAACGACATCGAACTCACGCGCGGGGACACCGAGACGCTGGAAATCACCGTGCTCGACGCGGAGGGCAATCCCTACGAGCTGCAGGACGGCGAATATATCGAGCTGGTCGTGAAGCAGAGTCCCGAATCGGCGGACGTGCTCATCCGAAAGACCACGACGGACGGGAAGATAACCTTCTCCCGCTCCGACACGTGGGAGCTGGCAAAGGGCAAGTACGCCTACAACATCCGACTGGAGGACGGCGTTTCCTCGTACCACACCATCATCGAGGGCAAGCTCATCATCACGAGCGTGGTCGATGATGCTTAGCGCAGCCGAGATAACGGGCAGCGTCAAACCAGCATCGCTGGCAGGGCGTATCGCGTCTGCGCGTCTCACAGGCTCTCTGACGGGCGCTAGGCTCTCCGCACGTCTGTCCACCGCGAGGATGGGCGCGATGCTCTCCACGGGCGCTCTCAGCTGCTCCGTGGGGCTTGCATCAAGTTATCCCACGTACACGGGCGCTACGGAGTTCACGCCCAACAGGGATACGCAGACGGTATCCGTGGGCGGCAAATTGACGATGCAGGACATAACGATCAACCCGATTCCGAGCAACTACGGCCTCATCACGTGGAACGGCTCCACGCTTACCGTCAGTTAGGAGATATATGGCTCAGAACGTAATCATCAACGGCGTGACCTATCAGAGCGTGCCGGAGGTCAACATCCCCAAGAACGGCGGCGGAACGGCGAGGTTCTACGACACGGCGGGTGCCACGGTATCCGCTGCGGACGTGCTGGACGGCGTTACCGTCTACGGCGCGAACGGTGCTGTCACTGGCTCCATGCCGTCCAACGGCTCCACGGGCGGCACCATATCGACCAAGAACGGCACCGTCACCATCCCCGCAGGCCACACCACGGGCGGCACCGTGAGCATCGCGGCATCGGCTGTCTCCGACCTCACCGCCTCCAACCTGCTCAACGGAAAGACCGTGCTGGGCGTGGAGGGTACGCTCGCCATGCCGTCCATCTCGCAGGACAGCACGACCAAAATCCTCACCATCAGCTAATGGCAACGGCGAACATCCAACTGCTCGGAGCGACCTACAGCGACGTTCCCGCTGTCACACTGCCCACCGTGGGCGGGGGGACGGCAACCTTCTCGCTGGGCGGCTCCGTGCAATCGCAGAAGGTGTACGCGGGAACATCCGCGCCAACGTCGGGCATCGGCAGCGACGGCGATTTGTACCTCGTCCTCAGCGGCGGAGGGTCGGTGGAGGTGTATCCCGCCGACTACACGTCGCATAGCGTCTCCAACGCATCCAACGCATCGGCGGCAATCGGCAAGTCCGCATCCGCTGGCACCTCCACGAGCAACATCTACAGTTCGGGCAGCGGAACGACGGGCGTGGTCGAGTACACGTTCGATTTATCGGGCGTTCCGTCCAACGCCACGATTTCGAGCGTCGAGTGCCAGGTCAAGGCGCACGAGGAAAATGCATCACGCTCGGAGTTCACGCTGCAACTCTACGCGGGCAGCACCGCAAAGGGCAGCGAGACAACGGTCAACGGCACGAGCAACACCATCTATAACCTCACGACCGGCTCATGGTCTCGCGCGGAGCTCGATTCCCTCGTGCTCCATACCGAGTACGGCTATTACGGAGGTCTCGTTGCTGGCGCGACGCTCATCGTGGAGTACACCGCCGAATTGCAGAACCAATGCACTCTCACCGTCACCGAGGACGGCTGGACGCTCGGCGGCGAGTTCTACAAGAAGTCCGGCAACGCATGGACGCAGGTATCGAGCACCGCGCTCGACGCCACGATCACAAAGGAGTAGGCATGGAGCTGACCCCGTACATCTTAGGCTGGGCAGTCCCAGCCATCCTCTCGGCAATCGTGGGCTACCTCGCGGGATTGCTCCGCAAGGCGAAGGAATGGCGCAAGGAGGACAGGGCGGCGCAGGAGTTCACGCTGCTCACCGTATGCCGCCTCGCCATCTACGACGACCATTTCTCGGTCGACGAGAAGGTGGACGCCTACCGCACATACAGGGCGCACGGCGGCAACCACCAGACCAAGAAGTACATGGACAACCTGCTCGGCGAGGATGCGGACGCATACCTCGCACGGCATGAGTAAGGAGGGGATATGGCTTACATCGAGACTCTCAACGGCCTCAACATCGCACCGAAGGATGCCGTCCGCGCTTTCGAGACCGTAGCGGACATGCAGGCCGCGACCGACCTCGCGGCTGGCATGACATGCCATACGAACGGATTCCACGAGGAGGGGGACGGCGGAGCGGCTTACTACGCCATTTCCACCGAGGGAACCGCCAACGGCATGGACGTGCTTGCGCTGCAAGGCGGATTGTATGCGACGCTCGTGGTCGCGGAGCCTTACGTCACGCCTGAGATGTTCGGAGCGTATGGAGGTTCATCACATGATGACTCTTCTGCCGTAGCGAAAATGCTTACGTACACTGGATACAGGTGCCTGCTATCCAAGATGTACTACCTTTCCGCTTCGCTCACCATTCAAGACAAGACAATTATCGAGGGCAAGGGCGCTGCAACTGGGTTCAGTTTTGTCGGCACTTTGGCAGAATGTATCACGTTCGCAGAAAACTGCCGATTCATGTTCAAAGACTTTTCAGTAACGAACGAATCGGGAATTGCCATTCAAATCAAGACGTCCGGCTGTGACGATTCAACTATTCGCAGCCTAAAGGTCGATAGCGCCAATTACGGCATCCTTGTGAACAGCGGCGCTACGGATTCTAAAAATCTGAAGATTGTCGACAACATCGTCTCTACTCCATCTATTGCAATCGAGGTCAATTCGACTGCCGACAACGGCATCGAGAACGTTGCAATTAACGGCAACATGATAGAGGCGCTTGGGAACAGCGCACTGTCCAGCGCGATCTCGGTAGCTCACGGGCGCAGCATCGAAATCTGCAACAACATTGCAAACGGCGTAGCCTACGAGGGCATCCATGTAGAGGACGGCAGCGAGAGCATCAACATCATCGGGAACATTTTGACCGAGTGCGAGGGTTCTGGAATCGTTCTCTACGCGAAGCAGGCGCGCAGCACCGACACCCCGCATGTGACGGATAACCTCATCAGCTTTTCAACAAGTGCCGACAACGCTGGCACTAACGGCATCAACGTTGCTTACACCACCTACGGCACTTTCCCAGAGATAGACCTCGGGCGCAACAAGATAAAGGGCTTCGCCAACGCATTTAAGGTTTCCCAAGCGATGAAGAAGCTCAACCTCGACGGCTGCATCATCGACAGCTGCGGGTCGCTCATCGCTGATAGATTCCCAGAGAGCATCGTGGGTAGTCCGATTTTGGTGAATACGCCTGTCATCGGCCACATCTCGGAGACTTCGACAAGTGCTAGGGTGTTCACCATCGAATCCATCATCATGCAGGAAATCGATCTCGGCCAGTTCCTGAGCGTAAGCAACGCGCTTCTCGTGATGCATCATTTTGAATACCTCGCGCCTTTGTTCACGCCTACCTCTAGCGCATCTACGAACAAGATTCCGCTGCTCAACGTGCCGAGCTACATGGACGGCATCATCACCGTGCACTACAAGAGCGGCGCGAACGTTACGAACTCGGTGCATAAGGTCGAATATGACGGTTCAAATCTCACGGCGCAGCGGCTGTCCATGACAAGCAACGGCGTGGCGAGCAATCCAGTCATCGAAGTTGCCAACGGGGTGCTCCAGCTGTCGGTCTATATGTCGGGGTCCGTTGCATTCAATCCGCAGGTGACCTTCGATGGAACGATTCTTTTCGCGAACGGCTACAACGTCTAAGGAGTCCCCATGCTTCTTTCTAACGAGACCTACGACCGACTCAAGTTCGTAGCAATCTACATCATCCCGTCCATCGCCACGTTCGTGGGCGTGGTGGGGTGCTCCCTGCAGTGGGAGCCTACGGCAATCGCCACCACCATCATCTCGGCTTTCGGGGCGTGCCTCGCAGGGTGCATCGGCATGTCCGTGAGGGAGTACGAGAGGGCATTGCGGGAGCAGCACGAGGGAGTTGAGGAGGATGCCTAGCGCGGAGGAATTGGAGCAGCTCCTAGAGG